GCAAATGAAGAAAGCGTGCAGAGTATTGCACGCTTTCTTCCGAACTGGCGAGTCTTTACTTTTACTCTTTGGCCGCTTTGGCCAAGCGATACTCGTTCTTGCCATTCTCTTTGCGGACTTCCAGCAAACCGCTCTTGACCTGGTCGGCCAAGTTGCCGTTGATTTTGCCGGGAGGGACGCCAGACTCTTCTTCAATCTGAGCGATGGTTTTCCACGCTCGGGAAAAGGCCGTATTCGTCTGGGCGCGAATCGTCCCGAGCCGGCAGCCGTATTTGTCTTTCTCGACCGTCGACTTGCCGCCAGCTTTCTTTGCCTTGGCCGGCTTGCTCTTTTTGACTTTCCGCGCCGGAGTCTTCGCCAGAAGCTTCTTCAACTTCTCTTTGACGCTAGCAATGGAATCTTTCGCCCGAATCTTGATGTCCAGCTTGCGCTCTTCGATGAAAGCGCGAATAGCCGCCTTGTCCATCGAGTCGACATCAATCACTTCGTCAACTTCTTCCTCTTCGGCCGGAGCTTCGTCCGCCAGCTGGATATCGCCGTCGGCCGCAATCAACTCGTTCAACAGAGGAACGAATTGCGCTTTCACGTCGCTCTCGCTGACCTTCGTCGGCACCAGCTGGATTTTCTTGAGCAGCTTGGCGTCGTCCCAATCAGCGGCGCTCGGAAAGCCCAAATCGACCAACATAGCAACCGCGTCATTTCTCTTGATTTTCATACTGTTTTCCTTCTTTTGTTTTGAAGCCGTTATGGCCTCGATTGTTTTTATTATCTCCTTAGAGCGGAAAGATTCCCCATTTATTTTTGGGAATCTTTTCCACTACCCCATCTATCGACCGCTTGTGGAAATACTTTAGGGGAAATTTACCACGTAGAAATCATTGCGGGGTTGACGAGCGCCAGAGAGCCGGCGACAGTGACGCACTTCGTCTCGTAATAAACTCCTTCGCGAAGGAGAATCCAGTTCAAGCGAAATATCCCCAGCTGCTTTTCCTTCTCCGTTTGATTCAGCCCCACCATTCCAGTAACGTGAGAAAGCTTGCGCTTGTCTTCGCTGAAATTGCTCCGGCGCAAAAGGACGCCGTCGTATGACGCCGCGTCCGATTGAGTAGCCGTCAGAACCAAGCAGTGGTAATCTTGCGACAAGCGACGCAAAGCTTTCCACGTCTCGTTCGTTTGGTGCCGGAAGTCTTGCCCCTTCAATCCAGCTTCCGGCGCTAGGATATCCGCGTAGTCAACCACCACGACGTCTGGATACCAACCCTCGTGGATTTTCGCATCCATACTGACGCGAATATCCGCGACGGTCGTGGTCGAATTCGAAGAGCACTCCAACTCCAGTAAAGAAGAAGTTGATGCAGTCAATTTCAGAATTGTCTCTTGAGCTAGACGAGCTTCGCTTTCTTTCAGTCGAGAATCGTAACTAGAAAACCGAAACTTCACTTTTGGTTTCCCATCAGGTCCGAGTTTGATTTTAACGGGGCGCGATACGTCGCCAGCTTCCAGCGGCCGGCGCGCAGCGCGAGCAATAAACCGCCGCATCATTTGGTTCTTGGACATATCCCCTACCGAAAAGAACATCGTCCGGCGCTTGGACTTCGCTGCGGCTCTCCACGCCACGTCAATCAACCAAAAAGATTTGCCGCGCTTCTCCGGCGCGAGGAAAGCGATAAACCCATCCCGGCAGAGATGCTGGCCGAAGAATTCCCCGATATCCCCAGGGTAAAGAACCAGAGACTGGTCTTCATTTATCACCAGCGCTTCTCTCCACGCTTCAAAGTCAGTAAAGACGGAAACTCCAGCGCGAGCGTCAAACGATACGGGGTTGAATTGCGCCATCTTCTCTTTGACCGTATCCAAATCTTTCCGCAACAAACTTTCCTCCAGAGAGTCTTTCAAGCGAGTATACCGAATCTCCGAGAAATAGCGGGACGCAGAATCAACTAAGTAATCCGCGTTGAGCTCCTTCGCCAAAGCTTTGTAATCGTCGCTCAGAGAGCCCAAATATTTTTCAATCAAATCCACTTCCGGAGAGTCTCCGTGCTTATCCGCAAAGCCGCTAAACAGAAGTCGGATATTTTCTCGGGGCGCTTTTCCATACTCGTTGTAGAAGTCCCGGCACCAAACGTAGATTTGATTGGACCACTTCGACCGAAACGGCTTGGCTTCCTGCTTGAGCCCAGAAACTACTTTGCCCAATACTCGGGAGTTGACGATTAGCGCAGTCAAGATGGACCGTTCTTCGTCGCTCTGGTATTTCTGGACTTTCATCTCCACGTCTTCGGATTATTAACATCAAAATCTTTTATCTCTTTCCCGTCCACAACAGAGTCGTATTCTGGAACTTTGTAATCTATTTGCTCGGAAGACCCCTTCTTCATTTGCATCTCTATCTCCACAAACTTGTCGCAAAAAGAACTAAATGTATTGCACCGCTTGGAATACTCTTCTTTCCAATGCTCGAAATACCAACGCAAGACTTTCCGAACTTGTTGCTTGTCGCCATCTAGTTGCTTGAGCAAAAGCCTGCACCGAACAATCCATTGAGTTATTGTCTTTTCTGACCAGCCGGAACGAGTCGAGCCTTGTTTGCCCGCATGCAGTCGATTCTTTATATTCCAATTGGCATACTCTTCTACTATTTTTGCCGCGACGCTTTTCTTGGTTTGCAGACTCTCACCTTCCTCCGGAAAAATACAACCGCCGCCTCGCGGCGTATGTTTGTATTCTTTGTAAGAGTCTCTACGTAGTAGAGACGATTTGTTTTGCGCTTTTGTCGATACTAGTTTTGCGCTTTTGTCGAAACTAGTTTTACAGATTCTAAAATGGAGGATTGCTGGAAGTCCTTTTAGTTTCTCTTCAACTAAACCAGATAGTCTCAATACTTTCCGAGCAGTAGCTTGCTCTCTCGTAGATAGCCCAGTCTCTTCTTCCCACTCTATAGCCGATTTGTAAATCCAACCTTCGGAGTCTTTTGTTCGCTTAGTCCAGTAGACGAGTTGCGAGAGCATAAGCGCAGCGTTTACACTTCCAGTCCATTCTACGAAGATTCGATGAAACGCAATTGGTCGGTCGAGCAATTCAAGCGGACTGGTTTCGGTTATTTCATACTGCATACTTTTTCAAAAAGAAAAGCCGCCGTTCCGGGAGGTAAGAATTGGCGGAGCACCCTTTCCTCAACTACGAGTTGCGCCTTCTCCCTAAACGACGGCTTAAAATCTAAATTTCAACTCTCTTAGGCTTCTTACGGCCTTTGCAACTCTTTCGTCAGTCTATTATCTCGCTCGAACGAGACAAGTCAAAACTTGCCCTTTTTCTTCTCTCATATACGGGGCCGAATTGGTCTTTCTTTCGCGTGCAATACGCTCTAGGACCGTTCGGACTCGCCAGCGAGCGTCAATATAGCGGTTTCAAAGCAAAAGAGCGGGGCCGCGTATCAGGAGAACAAATCTGGCGCCTGACAAAAAGCGCCAAACAAACCCGATACGGGCCCCGCAAAATCAAATCAACAAGCGAGCCGAGCCGCTTTCTGTTCTTCCACTACTTTCGCGTGGAGCACGAAGTCTTCGTATTGAGCGACGCAACGACACAGCGGGCATCCATACCAAGGTCCCTTATCGTTGCTTGTTACCATTACTGGCTGCTTAAAGCGAACAGCAATTCCCGGACAAGGGACGTCGCCGCCGGCCATCTTTGAAGTCTTGTTGCAAGCCATAGACAGCGGATAAGCTTCGTCTCCGATTCTTCCTTTTGGATTCATATTATTTTGATTCAACTATTCATTGCGCGACTAGCGATGGGCCTAGCACTTACACGCTTGGCCGCGCAATGAAAGTTGAAAAGCTTAGTTGAGCAAGAGTTCATACGCCCGCGTGCGGAGCGTATCGTTGCGGCTCAAGACTGACTCAAACCGATTGATTTCCGGAGCAGTCAAGTCCGTGTGGCGATGCACGCGGTGGTGCGTCACGTGCTCCGTAACCGCGTTGAGCGCATCCCAGCGGCTGCGCCCTTGATTGCCGTCGCCGAAGACGAACAGCTCCAGCATATTCTCGCGCTGGTTCTCGGTGCGCGTCGAGTCTCCAGGCATCAGCTTGCCGAGAAACTCCCTGCACTCCGGCAACGTCATCCGCACTTGCGCGAGATGGACGAATTGCTTCTGGACGATATCAATCTGCTCTTTCGCCGACGCCAGGAAGATAGTCTTCGCGGCCGCGTAGCGGATGTTCTGGCGCTCGGTATGCGACACCCACAAGTCGCTCGACAACTCCCGAGTAGTCATCCCGTTCTTGCAAGTCAAGCGCTCCATGAAGAGCTGCGACTTGCGCGGCGTTCCGCCATCCCACCCGTCGACCGAGTGAATAAAGACGTTCGTAATATCGCCCTTCTCCCGGATGTTCTTGGGGAAAGAGATATCTTGCTTGAGCTTGATGAACGCGAAGGCGCGAGAGCGCTCCGGCAGGAAGCCGGCGCGAACCACCGTCCCGTCTATCGACTCTGCAAACTCGTATTGAGATTGCAAGAACTGCCGGGGGTCGCTTGGCGGGTAATCTTCCCCGACAATCCCCAGCGGCGCTTTCGTATCGCTCCGGTAGAGGAGCTTCTTCCGCAGCGCCTGGATTCCAGTAGCGGTCCCCGAGATGGTATCCGCTTCCGGTTGCCAGTCCAAGTCCGCCAGTTTTAGCGTCTCTTCAAAGCTCGACGCCGCCGCTACACCGACCGTTTCAATTACTGATGTATTCATATTCTTATTATCTCGTTTAGGTTAAAGTTTTGCTCTCAAGAATACATCCCTGGATACTCGACGCCGTCTGCTTCGTCGGCTGCGTTAGTAACGTCTTCGGCCAGCTGGCGAATCTCGTCCTTCTTGTCGTCATCCAAGACCAGACCCTCGGGCAGCGTCGCTCCTTCTTCCAGCAACTCTTCCAGGCGCTCGGCCGCTTGACGCAACGCATACGCCGCTTGGCTTCCGCGATGCGCCCGGCTCGTCTCGTCGCTCGGCGCAACGAATACTCTGACCGGCTCCAGATACTCTGGCACGTCGAGCGTATTCGCTACGTTATCCAAAGCCGAAATCGCTTCTTGCAGCTGGTCTCCCTTATCTCCGTTCTGGAACCCTTCCGGCAAGTTGTCATACCAGTCCTGGAGCTCGTCCCGTAGCGTCTCAAACTCGGAGATGGCGTCAGGAATTACCGACGTCACCGACGTGGTATACATAGCTGTCAACATAGCCTTGAATTCTTCTACCGTAGGCAAGTCGATAACTATTTGATACCAGCCCTTGCGAGATGACTTGAGTCGCGCTTGCAATACCCTAAGGGCGTGCGGCCCGTAGGTCTTGTTCAATTTGATTTTGCTGATTTCGTTCATACTGTTTTTGTTTGTTTTTTGTTTGCCCTGCGAAATTACTTAGCTGCCGGGATGCGGACGAATTGAGCCGGCGTGAACCGAACGGCTTGCGAGCGCAAAGAATCGTTGAAGATACCGAGCGCAAGTTCCATCTTCTCTTGATTCGCTAGGGCTCGATTGTAGGGCAAGCGAGTCCAGCCGACTGTCCCGCTCGCGGTATGCTTGACGAAATAGCGAGTTGTCCAGCCGACGTCTTTGAATTCGACCTCGATTGCATCGCCTACTTTCAAGTCAAACAGGCCGTTCTCGCTGGCGATATTCTGCCGCGCTTGCTTGCGGGCAAACTCGCTTGAGCGACGCTTTTCCTTCAAGTCCATTGCTTCGACTTGCGCCGCGTGGACCGTTGCGCTAGCGACGTTCCCCAGCACTGTCAACATGCGGAAAGGAACGGTCCAGAGTCCCTTCGATTCCCCTTCTGGCATTACTTCAGCGACTTGATGCTGGATGGAGGGGAGCCCGAACTTGGCGAATTTGCGCCCGCGTTCAATCGTCTTGAGCCGAACCACGACTCCAGTAACTTGACCGCGACGCCCGTTAAACCGCACTCTTGCACCGACTTTGATTTCGTTTTTTGTCATACTAAGTTATCGACGCCCTGTGGAAATACTTTAGCTCTTTGTTCCGATAAAAGTTACCGGAGTCGTAAAGTGCGCTAGGGAGAGCGGATAGCGCTCTTTTCCCAAGTGCAAAAGGACTTGCTTTGCGTGGTCGAGCGCATGGGCTTGAATCTTCGGCCAGTTGCGGTCGCTGACGAACCAGCGCTTGTTTTCTTTGTCAGCGAGCGCAAAGAAGTGGTCTGGAATCAAGTTGCGCCGCGCGTCGTCTTTGCTATAGTCGCTCAACTTAGCCGGAGTCCGTCCGCTAGCTAATATACATTCGCAGCCCTTGAGCCACGTATAAACCATCCACTCGCCCGCTTCCCGATTCAGTTGTCTTATTGTTCGTTTCATACCAGTATTATCGTCAGCCCTTAGGGATACTTTAGTCCAATTGAAACATATCTTTGATTGCCTCCAGGATATCGCAATCCCGTATCGGCGGCAGGTCGCCGGCGATGTAATGCTCGAAAGCGCCCTTGCGATACCAATTGTCAAACTTCTGGCTTTTAAGCGTATCCAGTATCTTTTGAGCCACTTTGTCTTGATTCGATTTGTTTTTATTCATACCAGTATTATCGTCAGCCCTTAGGGATACTTTAGCTTTTCTTTTTGCACTCCGGCCCGATACCGGATTCGATTGATTCCGGAACCGTGAGCTTGCGACCGCAGCGGCAACATTTGCCGGCGTGCTGGATTTCAACTTTCCCGGCGAGCTCGTTCAAGTGAGACCAGATATACGCGAAGGCTACCGCGCTAGGAGCGCTTGGAGCAATCGAAGAGCGAAGTCCATGGCGGTAATTCTCTCCGTTGAAAATCGTCCCGAGGAACGTATAGCTCGATTCGTTGTCGGGGCCCGTAAGGACTTTGACGAAGTGGGGCGACTCCGGCTTGGGCTGACGAATCTTGTAAGTAAAGCGAGTCCCGGTCTTGAGCGACGTAGCGGTAAACGTAGCGTTCCCCGCCAGCGCGAATTCTTTAATATTTATCATACAAGTATATCGTCAGCCCTTAGGGATACTTTAGCTGACTAACTTCATTTCAGAAGGCTTGGTCCCCGGTGCGAATCGGACTTCACTTGCGAAGCTGGCTTTTAGCGCTTTCATCGCTTCAGCTTGCTTGACGCGAAGAGCCACGATTTTCTCCCATTGCCCGACTGTGAACGTCTCGCCCTTGTAGGTGAGCTTGCCGTTCTCTTCGACGCGAAACCCCTCTGGCGTCGAGTATTCCGACAACCAGCTCTGCTGAGTAAGTTGCTTGACGAATTCCTTGCTAATAGGGGCGGCGATGAACGTCCGATAGCGAGCTTCTGTTGCCGCTTTGATTTGCTCGACCGAGCGCTCGTGTTGAGCGACGCCGACGATTTCCCGAATCTTCTCTAGCGCTTTGGCTTTCTGCTTTGCGTCGAGCCCGAGCTCCCGGCCGTTGCCGATTTTCAGCCACTTAGTATCGCCGTAATCGCCGATAACGAGCTTCCAACCAGTGCAATGCCCACTGGACCACTTGCTTGAGCCCGTATACATATTCTCAATTCGAACGCGAACACCGAGCGCCCTAGTCCCGTCCGTAGCCGGGTCGAGTTGCCGCAAGACCGCGAGCTCGGCTACATTTTGCTCAATTTGCGCTTGAGCGCGGGAAGCCAGTTCTTGCTCGTGCTTTACGATACGCTCGGAGGGTTCGATACCGTTCATCATTCCAGCTTCAATCGCGTCTTTGTTGATATCGTTGAATTCGGTACAGAACTGCGTGGACTTTTCGACTTTGATATTTTGATTCGTTGTCATATTTTGATTTTGTTTTTTTGCCCTTGTAAGAGAGTTATCGTCAGAGTAGGGAAATACTTTAGCTCAAACTTTAGAAACTCGAACGAACGCCAGCCCGTAAGAGCTAGAGTCTTGAGCGATATCGTTGTGCTTCGCCCAAGCTCTCAAAGCTTCCAGCGTGAATAATGAACCCGCGTATTGCTTCGACGTTGCTTCAACCGTTAGCTCAGTCGTCTCGTATCCGACCGCCGTTACCGTTACTTTGAATTTGTTCGTTTTCATACTCCCCTAATAGCAAGCTCGATACCACTACTGTATTATCTCTAACACGTTGAGTTTAAGCCAAACCTTAAATCGACTCTTTCCCTAGTGTCCCAAATCGAGATAGACACTGTCTCAAATTTGGACTGGAGCTTCTTTCGCGTAGCGTCTCGCTTCGGAAAGACGTCCTAATCCGTCAGGATTGCACGCCAGGACCGTTTGGATTTGCTTTTGAGTGTCAATATAGCGGCCTGCTAGGGTAACGTCCTATAACTTAAAGCTCAAAGCGTAGCGAGTCGCTACTTCGTTCGGCTCGTAGAAGTGGCCCTCGGCTGCGGCTTGAGATACGTCTTGCCAGAGGAAGTCCGGCGGCTTAGGGGCGAGCCATTCCATCCCGAGCGTCGAGACGAAAGCCGGGAACGTCCCGGTAGAGAAGTCTACTATCTCGTTCGTATCCGGCAACGCAATCCAGACATGCATCTCGGGGATTCCTCCGGACGCCATAGCGAGTATTGAGTTGAAGTCCGTCGGGCTCCACTTGAAAGCGAAGTGCGTCCCGCGCACGCCGTCGTCGAGATGCTTGGGGACGATTTCCCATTGCATCGTCCCCGCTTGCAGGACGGGGCGATAGAAGCGCGGGTAACGGCTCAAGACTTCCATCCCAATCTTCGCTAAGTAAGCGCAAGCGCGGTGCGGTTCGATATCCGCGTGGCGCTCTTTGAAGAGCCGCTGGACCAGCTCAAAGATTCGTTGACGAGCTTCGTTCATATCCCTGCCTTTAGCTTGAGCTTTTCCAGCGCAGCTCTCGCTTTAACTTTGATTTGCCCTTCCCATTCGGTATCCTGCCGCCCGAGCGTCAGGCCGTGGTATGCGTCGAGCAAGTCCTTCAGCGCCTGCCAATCTTCGCTCGCTCGCTCGTCTCTCTTGCTTCGTCGCTTGTCGCAATCGCAAGCAACTACGTGCCCGTGTTTGTCGCACCAGTGCGTCGGTCGTTTGGGGTGGCAATCTAAACTTCCGTCAATCCGATAGTCTTGCGGCAAGTAATCTTCGGTCTCAATCCACTGGCGAATTGCTTTCGCTTCTTCCGCGCTAAA